TGAAACACTTGAAAAAGTTGGTGAAACTGATAATCCAAAAACAATTGACATGAGTGCAGGTGGTGCCGGTAAAGTGATTGCATTTAAGCCAAATATGGCTTTCACTCACAATAAAATTGTGGCTGATTATTTCAAGACAGGAACAATGCAGTATAGTGGAGATGATACCATCAATACAACTGAGTTACAAACTGAATTTGGTAAATATATTTCAGGTCAAAAACTTGATGTATTCCGCCAGATTAACCTTGGATTGACCATTACCAATTACATGACAACGATTGTAACCGACAAAACAGAATGGCGTGCTACAGAAGCAATTCAGACCAGTGTTTTGCAACAGTTTACTCCAAAATGGACACCTAAAGGTAGTGCAAAGTTCACTCCTATCACTATCAAGAATTTCAAATTGAAAGTGAATGTGGCCATTACTCCTTCAGATATCATTGACCAGTACATTGGTTATTTATACGACGAAGCTGTAACACCGGAACAAATGCCAATCGTTGCATTTATTGTGAATACTTTAGTTTTGCCTAAGTTACTTGAAGATTTAGAAGTGGCAATGGCTACCGGTAAGTTTGTTGAACGTACTAAAACTCAGGATGGAGTTGAAGGTTCGGATGCTGAAGAATCAATGGATGGTGTTTTGACTATTCTGAAAGATCTGAAAGCAAAAGTAGGAAATCGTGCAACCTGGTTACTTGACGGTGTTACTTTGACTGATGAAAATATTTTATCTAAAATGGCTACTGTAGTTGATTCAATTCCTTATCGCTATCAAAAACAGGCTATAACCATTCATGCTGATCCGGATTTGATTCGTATGTATGGACGCGCTTATCAAAAAGCATTTCCTACTACTAAAAATCAAGATGGAGAAATGCTTCGTCTGGACTTTAGCAAGTTGACATTTGCGCCTGTTGATGGTTTTATTGGAACTAAAGCATTCGTTATTACTCCAAAAGTGAATTTCATTCACTTACAAAGTCGTAATGTAGGCGAAGCAAAAGTTTTCATGCAAGTAATTAATTACGATGTGAAAATTTTCATGGAATTTTGGAAAGGAACTGGATTTGCAATGGAAGAAGCTATTTTTGCTTACTTACCTGCTTCGTATGTTGCCGGTGAATCTGACTTGGAAACCGGTTCTATAGGCGGTGGAATTTAATAATTAAATAGTTACTTTCAGTTGTTTCCATATTGGAAGAAACTGAAAGTAATTGTTTAAAAAATCTTATTTAAAACTTTAAAATATAAAATGTTATGGCAAATACTCCATATTCATTCGTATCGGTAAAGAAAAAGTCCGATAACGCCGGTAGACCAACCGGGAAAGCAGCTTACATACTTTTGTTTAATTGGGATGATGTGAAAACATACGTTCGCGATGCAAAAGGAGTTAAGATGGCTGAATTTGCTTTTCAAACCGGTAAAAAACCAATTGGTATTTATCGTACACCTTCTACTGAAAATGTTTTCAATACATCAACCGGTGAAGAAGATGGTCGTGGATATATCCACAATGTTGATTTTGATGTACCAGGTACTGATTTGGAAGTTGATGAATTTTTTGAAAATAACATCAACAAACGATTAGGTGCTATTTCATTGCCTTGCAATGGTGATGCTCGTATTGCCGGTACTCCGGATAATCCGTTATTCATTACTCAGGATAACACCGAGGACAGTTCTAAAAAACACGGACATACCGTGCAAATGAAAAGTTCTTTACCTGGTGCTATTTTGGGTTACATTTCAAAATCGTTGATTCCTATAACTGATAACGCCGATGTAAATGCAATTCTTGGATTGCCTGCTTCGGGAAGTACCGGTGGTGGAATTTAAAAATTAATTGAAAAATAGTTATTAAAACCCTGATAGAAGACTATCAGGGTTTTTTGTGTCCTTTTATGAGTGCGTTTGCAATTGCAATTTTGTAACGTAAAAAATATTCATAAATAAATAAATTATTATGGACAAGAAAAAACAAATAAACGATTTAACTCCGCGTGATAATGCCGGGTTATCGCAAAGTAAAGACATTTCTAATGTAAATTATCAACCACAAAAAGTAATGTAACCATGAAAAAGAATGAAATTGGTTCGGGTAGTTCCGGTAGTGGACTTGAGGATAATATCCCATTAATTCACAAAAATGCTGATAAGCTAACAATAGTAATTCCTTACTTGAAGGATAAAGCACAGGGTAATGAACTTTTTTTTGCATTACGCTCTATGGATCGTAATTTCAGAGAAAATTTTCAGGTGGTTGTTATTGGCGATAAAGAAGATTGGTTCAGTGATGAAGTGATTCATATTGATGCACCGGTAGCTTCTGAAAATCCACAAATAGACACGCTGAATAAGCTTAAATTGGCTATCGTGGATGAAAATGTAAGCAAAAAGTTTATTTGGAGCAACGATGATATTTATTTCATTAACCCGGTACAGTTAGCTGACGTTCAGATTTTGACTGCTCAAGGTAGACTTAAATATATTCCTGATACAAAAGCCATTTATGAAATTAATCGAAACAAAACGATTGATTGTTTGAAGTCTTTTGGGTCCGTTGGATCTATTCCAACTCATAATTATGATACTCACACACCTTTCTTCTATGATAAAGAAAAGTTGGTGTCATTATTTGAAGAAATACCCGAATTGAGTTCTGAAGGGTTGCTTATTCCGTCCATCTATTTCAATATGTATTTTTTCGATCATAAACCGACTCAAATTGATGGCGTAAATGGTGAATATATGCTTCGCATTATGTCTAAAAATACTGATCCGGTTGTTTTCAAAAAGTTCATTGAAGGAAAGAAGTTCTTGAATAACTCCGAAGATGGATATAATTCTTTAGTTGTAAATTATTTAGAAACTAATTTTCCTGAAAAATCGAGATTCGAAATTTAATGCAAAAAGAAGTTCTACAGTGGTTAAAGTCGGGTGCTGATCCTAAACAAGGAATCAAATTACTTGAAAAGTTTTCAAAAAACACGTTTTTGATCAGGTTAGTGAAATCTAACCCGGTCAAAAATGTAGAACTATTGAAAAAATCATTGTGCCAGTTGACGAATATTGATTTGACAAAAATTGTCAAACAGCCAGATCTAGAAGCTTCACACATTGGTTTCCGGGAAGAATTCCCATTTTTGAATAGTCCGGATTGCCCTTATGAGCTTAAAGCGTTGGTTACTGATAAGTTTTCCAGTTACTACAGGTATAAAGAATTGCATAAAAAATTATCAGATTGTACATCGTTGCAAGAATGCGCTAATACCGCCGGTGAATTATTAGCAAGCTATCTTGATAATCGTGCTATTTATGCTGAATTGAACTATTACAAGCAACACAAATCAGTTTTGGGAAAACACCCTGTATTCAAACACTATCATCGATTACAAGAGCTTAAAGCGCTTTCAATAAAAGATCTTGTTGAACTACAAAGAAGATTAAACCATAATATTTGGCGTATTGAAAGTGAAATATCCAAAGGAGATAAACCTAATTTGGATGAGGACCGTAAACAACGATTGATCCTAAGGAAAAATCAATTATCTGAGGTTGACAGACTTTTATACTAATAATCATGGAAAATACAGAAATAGCAAAACCGGAAGATGTTCAGGATCCTGATTGGTTATTGAATATGGATTGGGAAGAATACGAGAAGTTCGCAGCTATCGGTTATTCTCCTGAGAATATTGCTATGTACTACCGAATTGATAAACTTGAGTTCATGTTTTACTTTATGCAACATGATAGTGAATTAGAATATCATTACAAAGCCGGTATTCTTATTCAACAAGCCAAAGAAGGATTGGAAATGATTACACAGTCCGGTTCGAATGTAACTCAGGCTCAACGCCTCGATAAATTGAGAGAGAAGCTGGATTTTCAAAATGCGCGTGATGATATAATTTATGGAGGATTTTAAAACTAACAAAGCATACTTCGAATTATTGCAGGATTATATACAATCAGGCTCTAAAGAATCGTTATCAGACGACGAACAACGTTATTTGGACGTATTGTATCTGGTGAACTCTTTACGTCGTAAATATGGCAAAGAAAACGCTATTTCGTTTATTCAACGCCCGCCAAATAACATTCCTTACCGAAAAGCACGATTAATGTACGATGAATCTCAGAATCTGTTTTACGGTGATGATGGTATTGAAAATCAATCACACCGTAATTCTATGTTTGAAAGTATTATGGCAGCTGCTAACCTGGTGCTTCGTACTTCTAAAAATTCAAAAGATATAGAAGTTTACGGTGATTTGATTACTAAAGCCTACAAGATTAAAGGACTTGATAATCCTGAACCACAAAGAATACCTGAAGGACTTTATAAAAAACCAATCAAAGTATATTCGCTTAATCCGGGTGCAATCAGTTTACCCATGGTTGATCGTAATGCATTGGCCGAACGAATTGACAATCTGGAAATTTCAGATTTAGAGAAAAACCGTGTTCGGCAGGAAGCCGGCGTTGATAAAGTTGACTTTTTAGACCTATACGATGAGCAAGAAACAAAAG